AACCGATTCAACACCGAGAAGGTATTTGAGCCAGTAGGCCATATCAGGGCGCATGAGAGTTGAGAAAGAACCCTCAACACCGATTCCCATAGTTGCTTTTAAGCCTGCACCGCGTCCGCCGGTGGCAAGTCCTTCATCAATTTTGTTGTAGACAGGTTTGAGGCTTTCAGAACTGATCTTGTCCTGCTTGGTGCCGGTGGCAGCAGTTCCGTATGTAGTCTCTTTTCCTGTCTGAAAAATTACTGAGTTTCCTGAAATCATTTTTTTATCCTCCTGCCTTCCGGCAATTATCTTTCAGTATGCAAAAATATAGTCAGTTCAGCGAGTTTAATATTCTTTGACCCCTCAACTGCATTGTAGAAGCTTACGGTCTCAATGCGTCCGTAATCTGCAAGCCCTCCGAAGTTATTTCCGGAAGCCTCAAACATCTGATAAAAAGCAGCGGCGTAGGTGAGGGCATTGTCTTTGAGTGTCGCATTCTGCGAGCCCCGGAACGCCAGCACAACCTTAAACTCGAGGTCTTCTGCTTCGCTTTCGTTAGAAAGTGCTTCAAAAGTATATTCCCCGAAATCATAGAAAAGGACCTTACTCTGTGTATACTTGTCAAAGTCTACGAAGTCATCAACGTATGCTGTAAAGTTGTCCATGCCGGATTCTTCAAGCAATGCCTTGAGGTTCGTCTCGATATAGTCTTTGATTCCATCCTGATAGCTTTTAAAGTTTATCATTTTTTATTTCTCCTGTGCTTTTTTGAAAAGCTTGTCAAACTCTGCCTGCATGATTGCAGTTCCCTTTGAAGTCTTCCAGAAGGAATCTGCAATAGGGTAGAGCAGCGGCCGCGCCTGGATGGAAAATCCGCGCAGCGTTTGAGTCTGCGTGTATTCCACTCCGTTGACACTGGTCCTGTGAGTAATTACAGTCCGCTCCGGAACGTATGCACCGAACTCTATGAAGTTATAGACAAAGGCATCTCTGTGAATAAAAATGCGTGATTCATAGTTCGCCTTTGTTTTCTGCTTGACATTCTTAATGAAGCCGGCATCTCCCCAGGGCTCCGGTCTGTGCGCCTTATAACCCCTCGATCTTGCTTCGTTCTTCACCTGCTTTATGACAGCACGGTTAAGCGCTGCCATGAGCTTTCTTGCAACACCCGGCATCTGCTTTTCAAAGTTATCGAGTTCTTTCTTGAAGTCTTTCCAGTCGAGAGATACCTCAATTCCTGAATCTGCCATTTACAGCTCCATGTTCCTTCGGTAAGCAGAAAGCCTCTGCAGATATTTTGAGTAATCTACAATGTTTAAGAAAGTACGTGTACCGGTCTCTCCAAAGCTCTTGGAGTTGATGCCGATATTCTCTCCCTCTTCCTGCTGGATAAGGGTTGCAATTTCAAGACATACAAGCCTCATGATTGCAGGAATCTGCTCAATGTCCGTAAGCGGATTGTAGCCCAGGTAGTTGATGATGATCTCCTGAGCACTGCCGATATAGATCTCCTGCAGACTCTGAGTTGTTACGTCATCATCCGCATATTTTCCCGAGAACTTTGCGAGCTGTTCAACCGTTACCAGTGTTGTAGTTGTTGTCTGTTCATTATCAGGCATTTACTGCCTCCCCGTGAGCAATAAGCTGTTTTGCGTACTTCTCAGGAAGTGAGTATTCACGATCCTTTTCAAAATAGCCTTTTTTACTTATTACTAACTTTGTCATTTTAATCTTGATAGATTTGTCAGAAGCCTTTACAGGTTCTGCCTTTGCTTCAACCTTTGCTTCAGTTTTTACTTCTGCCTTTTTTTCGGCAGCCTTTGTCTCCGTTTTCTTTGCTGTTGCCATATTTCACCTCTAATAATATAAGTCTGCAGGAGGATATAAAAAAAAGAGCCTCCCTTCCGGGAAGCTCTTCCGTCAGCAAATCTGAACGTTAGTCAGCAACTGCGATTGCGTAGAGGTCGGCTCCGCATTCAGGAGCACCACCAAAGAACATTGTTGCCTGGAAGTAGGTGTTTGTATCACCAACTTTCTTGATGGCTTCAATGTCGATTTCTCCGGCAATACCAACTGCGTAGCGAGACAAAGGAGCAGCAACACAAAGGATTGCTCCTGCAGATGTTGAGGTTGGAGCCTTAGCATCCAGTGTTACCTTAACACCTTCGATTGTCTTGTCACGGATCAAAGATTCTTTGTAAATCTTTACATCTTCGCCGGCTGTTGAATCAGCAAGCATAGAACCGTAAACAGTTGGGTTCATTACGATTTCATACTCTTCGTCGAGAGCAGAAACAGTCAAAGCAAGAGTTGCGAGGTCAGAGAGCTTAATAGCTGTCTGGTTTGCAGCAAGTTCTGTTACAGTTGCGCCAGATGTAGAATCTGCAGCAGCTGTAAAGAGACCTGTCATCTTCTTGCTTGTTCCGGCACCTGTAACCATTCCAGAGTGCATTACCTTAGCAAATGCTCTTCCGAACACATCAGGAAGTTCTGCTTCAAGGTCAACGATACCAAGCTTGAGGGCTTCTGCAGTAATTGGGAGGACTGCAACATAAGCCTTTGGAGTGATTTCTGTTGTCTTGAGCTGTGCATCTGTGTCAACAGCTACGTTTGTTGCACCTTCTGCGTAATCTCCAGGATTAGCAATTGAAGGTGAAAGAACCGGAATTACGGTTGAAGCGTTTGCTCCGTAGAAGAACGAAGCCTTAGCAAGAACACCGTCTTTTTCTGCGATTTCTTTTACAAGGCTCTTGATCTGATTTACAGAACCGAACTTTGTAGAACCAATCTGAAGAGCACGTTTTTCTTCAGCAGCCTTAAGCCAGGCGTCACGATTAAAGAGCAAACCTCTTGTCTCTTCTCCTTCCGGAGCAGGAGCGTTGAGCTGTGCGAGCTCTTTTGTGAGATCAGCACGTCTCTTTTCGATTTCCTCTTTCTTTGCGCGGATGTCTTCAACGTTAACATCTGCATTGTTCTTAACTTCGTCCATCAAAGAACGGAGTTCCAACTCACAATCGTCGATCTTAGACTGGATTTCTTCTCTAGTCATTTTGGATTCCTCCTGTTATTTACAAGGAAAGGGAAAGTCCGATCTCGAGAGCGAGCCGCTCCCTTTCCTGTCTTTCCTTTTCTTTTGCTTCCGCTTCGGCCTTACGCTGTTCTTCTTCTGCCTTTGCTTTTTCTTCTTCGCTCAACTCCTGGGCGCGTTTAGCGATAATTCCGTCAACTAAACTTCTGGCAGAGATTTCTGTTCCGTCATTTGCCGGAAGCGAAACTGCGCTCACGTCATAAAGGCGTGAGATTTTGGTTATAGTACAGAGGCAGGTGTCTTTTCCTGTCTCATTGTTTCTTGTGTACTCTTCTTTGGTTTCTCCGATAGAGAATCCGAAGCTCATCTTTGTTGTATAGCCCTTTTCGATTTCCTCATAGAGCTTGCGGCCCTCTTCGGTTCCTCCGAGGTCTGCAACAACATAAAGACCGTGATCGTCTGTCTTTACTTCCAGAGTACCATTTGAGGTACGTGCAAAAACACGGCCTGCGTGG